TCTAATATCAAATTTATGGCATCAATTGCATCATCAACATAAATATAATCTCTATATAGATCTCCCCCATTATATAAACTAATAGGTTTATTTTCTTTAATTTCATTTATTAGAAATTGAAGAGCATTTTTTTGTTTAGATACCTTTTTATCAGATTCACCAAGAATATTAGCCAAACGTAATATTCTATATTTTATACCGAATGTTTCGCAATAAGAAATTAATAACTGTTCAGCAGTTCTTTTTGTTATACTGTAAAACCCTTTTGGGTCACAATAAGAATTTTCTCTAGCGGGTAAATCAACATTACCATAAACAAACCAAGAACTAATAAAATTAAATGTTACATCTTTATTTTTACAATTTTCCAAAACTTTAATAAGAGTTATTAAATTTGTATCTATATCAAGATAAGGATCAGTAAAAATATTATAATTGTGTACTGTTGAAATAAAATATAATATATTTTTAGATTTAACTGAAAAATCGTCTCTATCGTTCTTAATGACGTTGGGCGTCATTTCACAATAACGCCCCCCTACAAATCCATTTCCACCCAATACATTTACTTCCATTCTTTACATACTCCCTCAATATAATTTAAAATTTTATCATTATATAATGGGGAACATCCTAAGAAAAATACATTACTTAATGCTAAATTAGAATTAGGGTATTTTTTATAATCATCTAAATGCTTATATCCAGGATGCAATAAAATATTTCCGCTAAAATAATTTCTTGTTTGAATTTTATTATCTTCAAAATACTTAACTAATTTTTCTTTTAATTGTTGAGAGTCGCAAAACACAGGAACTCCGAACCAAGATGGATCTGACTTTTCTGTTGCGTTAATTACTCTGGCTCCTGGAATATTAGATTCGATATATGTTTGAATTATTTGTTTATATTCTCTACGTTTAGACTCAAGATAATCAAACTTTTCTAACTGTTCAATACCAATTGCTCCTTGTAAATCCAGCGGTTTTAAATTATACCCCATTGTTGCAAAAACATATTTATGATCAACAATACCATCGTAATTTTCTAACCAATTATCAAATCTATTTCCGCAAGTTCCACAAGCTAAAAGATTATTTTGTCCTACACAATAACAATCTCTACCCCACCATGTAATACTTTTTGCAATTTTAATTAATTCTAAATCATTAGAACAAACCATTCCGCCTTCGCCAGTAGAAATATGATGAGCCGGATAAAAAGAAGTAGTCCAAGCATAATAATAATCAGTAATTAAATTACCATTCCAATTCGTACCTAATGAATCGCAATTATCCCCAAGTAAAGTAATATTATATTTTAAACATAATTCCGTTAATTTATCTATATCTGGAGGATTACCTAAAACTGGAGAAACAAAAATTGCTTTTGTTTTTGACGTAATTTTTTCTTCAATTAAATCAACATTAAAGTTTAGTGTATCTAATTCAATGTCAATAAAAACTGGTACTAATCCATTTTGCGAAATTGGAGCTATTGTTGTAGGAAATCCAACAGGAGAAACAATAATTTCATCTCCATCTTTCCAATTTAAACGTTTTTTTACTGCAGAAATTAAAACTAAGTTTGCAGAACTACCGCTATTAACCATTTGAGAATATTTAACATTAAATCTTTTGCTAAACTTTTTTTCAAACTGTGCAACTTTAGTACCAGAAGTCACCCAATTACCATTTAAAAATGTATCTAATGCAGCATAAATTTCTTGATGATCCCATAATTGACCAGAGTATTGTATAAAGTCGCCATCTTTATAATCATCATAATTTTTGATATATTTTGGTGTTACATTTAGTGATAGTAATTCAATTATTTTTTGTATATTCATAATATTAGTTTATAATAAAATTGATGGAATCATACCATCGGTTGTAAACGTTCCATTTACTATATCGTCACAGCGTTTCTTAAATAAATCGAGGTTTTGTTGATATCTACCTTGATATAAATGATAGATAGAATCACCAAATAAAGTTCCTATACCAAAATTACCATAATTACTTAATCGCCAAACACCCTCAATAGGTTTTCTTTCAAAGTAAGTAGGATAAATTGCGTGATAAAATACTTTATTTTTTTCTGCTACATGAGAAATTTCCTCAGCAATATCAGACCTTGGGTTTTCAACAAAGGACGGTTTACCTAAATCATTCCAACATTTTCTCGAAATAAAGAAAAACCCTGGACCAGCAAAAATATGATTATATGGATATATGTGATTAGAAGATTGCGCAATACCAACAAAAGTTCCGGATTTAACAATATCTTCTATTACAGTTTCTATAATTTGTTTATTTAATGGAACACAATCGTTATCTAAAAACCCAATAATATCCGATTTAGAATGTTCTAAAATATAATCCATCCATAATCCTGGATTAACTCCGTCAAGATTATGATAGTTTACAGGAATATTTAAATACTCCATAACTTTTTTATGCGACTCAATTAAATACAAACCATTATTCCAATATAATGTATTAATCTCCACTTTCATAAAAAATTCTCACTAGGGATTACTCTATATGAATCTTCGTCCATATCTTTTGTTGAAAATTCAATAATATCTGAATCTTCTAATCCAATAATTTGGTGGCGTAATCCAGGAGGTAAATAAAATGTATCGCCTTGATTTAAATCTATAGTATCAGTATAAAACTCATCAGTTAGCGAATAGTTAATTCTAACCTTACCATTTAACACATAAAAAGTTTCATCTTTAATCTTATGATAGTGAAATGAACCTTTTTTATCTTTATTTACATGAATAATCTTACCGCAATATAAATCTGTATTAACAATAATATTTTCATATCCCCACAATTTTTCAACTATCATTTTTACTCCATGGATATTTTGTATATTTTTCTTTCATTAAAGTATTTCCATGCTCAAAGAATTCTTTAGTAACAGAACCTTCATTACCATCAAGTCTATAGTTTAGAGAATAATAACCAGAACAAGAAAAGTTAGGAAAATACTGTTTTAATGCTTGAAATACAACTCTATCTTGACCCCAGCCACCGTGCCAAGCTCCAGCAATTGTTACAGCAACTTTATTTGTAAAACAATAACAATTAGTATCTATATGATAACAATTAGTCCAAGCTTCCCATTTACCTAAACTTTCACAGTCATCTTTACAAATAAATTCTTCTTGCTTATCAAAAATATTACGCAAACTATAAACCCAATCTGATTTTGTTGATTCCAATTCAGTAATCATAGTTTCTATATGATTTGGAGCAAACCAATTATCTTGGTCCAAAAAGAAAATATAATCTTCATCAAGTAAATGCGAATATGCTGCATAAATTCTATGACCATAAAACCCATTAGCTCCAACATTTTCTTGTAAATAGTCGACACGAATAGGAACATTAAATCCCTTACCTAAAAGCATCTTTTTAACTTTAGAAAAAAACTGTTTACCATCAACAACAATATGAACTGTTACATTTTTATAAGACTGCTCAGCAATACTCTGAATAGATCGTATAAGAGTATCAGATCCTGTTGTTGGAATTATTACTACTGCACTTTTCGTCATACTTTAAATCCATCAAATGATTTCTTTTCAAATTTATTTTGTTTTTGCATTGATTTATACGATTCAGTTGGATCCATGCTTCCAGAATCAGTAATACCTTCCTGAGCTGATTGTTCAACATCAAACAATTTCATTTTAGCTCGATCAACACCAACAACAAATCGTTTATTTAAATTTAAATCTCTATAACGATTTTTTAACTGTTTAATCATCATTTGATTTAAATCATATAATTCTTCGCTGTTAATAATTGCACACATAAAATCAGCAATAGCAGGAACACCAAATGATTCTGATACATCACTCATATCAATATCACTACTTTGAGATCCACCGCGAGTAGTTTGAGTTGCAGTAATAACTGGAATACTAAACTCTTGTGCAAATCCACGCAATTCTTGAGCAATAGCCTGAATATATGTATAACTATTAATACTACCAGACATTTTCATTCTAGAACTAGCACAAATATTTAAATAATCAACAAATACTACATCAGGAACAAAGTTCTTTTTTAACCGTAATTCATTTAATAAAGTTCTAAAATGATTTACATTTGCGGCAGCTGTTGGATATTCTTTGACAAAAAGTTTACCGACAGTTTTTGATTTAACATAATTTATCTTTTTATCAAAAGACTGTTTATCTAATTCCATTAAATCGTCCATACTAATCCGCAATAAATTAGCATCAATACGTTTTGCAATTTCTTCTTCAGCCATCTCACAAGTTATGTATAAAACATTTTTGCCCGATAATTGAAAATCAGCTGCAAAATTACACATCATTAAACTTTTACCGCCATGAGGAGGAGCTAGAATAACATTTAATGTTTTCTTAGGCAATCCACCATTTGTTATAAGATTAAAATAATTTAAACCAAATGGAACTTTTTCTTCGGTTCTATGGTAATATTCATAACGATTATCAGCATCACCCAAATAATCATGACCAACACTAGAATCAAATGAAATTGATAAAGCTTCAGATAATAATGTTGGAATACTACCTTTTGATAAATCTTTATGCTTACCATCAAGAATTGTGATTGATTCGCGAACAGCATTAAAAATTGCTTGATCTTGACAAAAAGTTTCAGTTTTATCAACTAACCATTCCAAATCAACAGTTTCTGCTCGTGCTTCATGTAAATCATTTAATAATGTTTGAGTTTCTTTATATTCTTCATCAGATATAGGTTTTTCATTAAGTTGAATAATAAGAGCTTCATATGTTGGGATATTTCCATAATTAGTAATGAACGAACTAATCTCGTTAAAAATTGTTCGTTCATTTCTATCATTAAAATAATCCGCTCTTAAAAAAGGTAATACTTTTCTAGTATATTCTTCATTATAATGAAGATTCTTTAAT